CAAGCTCAAATGCAAAGCCGGCGCTTTCGTCTAGCGGCTAGGACACATGCCTCTCACGCATGGAACACGGGTTCGATTCCCGTAGGCGCTACAAAAAAGTAAATGACTAGACAATCAGGAGCGAGACATTAATATCGGTGTTTCGCTTTTTGTGTCTGATTGGGGAAGGCTTAATGCGCTGATAATCAAGAGTGTCACTATTGCGTGTAGAATGTCGAGCAGGTAAAATTATATGTTTAACCTGCGGGTGAACTGACGTAAAATTGAACGGCTGAATTGGACATGATTGGACAATGTGTTACCATTTGTGTTACCAAATGATTTGAAATTTGTGTTACCAACTGCAGAAAATTGCTGTTTTCGGGCAGACCGAAAATTGGTAACACAAGTCAGAATGAAGGTAACTAAAACAACGACAATGGTAACAACAGTCCTGGGAATGAGGCCCAATTCCTTTGGATTGAACGAAAAATCCATTTCAGCCGGATATATGAGTCAGGGACATTCGCGCAATAAGAAAGCGATATGCGTAATGAAATTGTGACTGTTATCTACGACAGGAAGAAGGAGGTAACAAAAAAGGGCCATGGAAAAGTTGAAATCCGTATCTATCTTGCCAACAGAGTGAGGAAGTATGTAACTATTCACTGCTGTGACCCTTTCGAGTGGAAGGAGTATCAGAACAGTGAAGAGGTACAGTATCAGCTAACCATTTACAGGCAGATTATTGACAAGATGAAAAGAAATGGTGAAGAGCTTACCATTGAGAATCTGGACAGTCATATTGGAAGTAATAATGCCAGGAAAAGGGAGAAGCGTGAAATCAGTGAGAAAAAAGCTTCGCGCACAGGCTTCATTGATTTTATCGAGGAAAATGTAGCCAAGGAGAATCTGAAATCAAACACCGTGAAGAGAAGGGTTGTTGTTCTGGAAGCCTTGAAGCGGTATGACAAGATGAACAGGTTCTGCGACCTTACGCCAAGAAATGTGAAGGGTTTCGACGATTTCCTGCATAATGAGGATCCTTCACGTTCTCAGCCTACCATTCACGACTATCATAAGGTAGTAAAGAAATACACAAGGATGGCGGCTCAGTACGAATACATAGACAAGGACCCGTATGAAAGCCCTCTTTGCAAGTTTGAGCGTGGCAAGAGCGCTGAAAGGAGGCCTTTGTTGGAGGACGAGCTGATCCGTATCCGTGACTGCAAGCTGCGTGGCAAGGAGGAACGTGTGCGTGACCTTTTTGTATTCTGCGCATATACGGGTCTTGCATACGTTGACAGTCAGGCTTTCGACTTTGAGACGATGACTGACACTATCAATGGGCAGACGTACATCGATGGGAAGCGTATCAAGACCGGAAACAATTTCTTTACTCCGATTCTTCCGCCGGCAATGGCTATTTTGAAGAAGTACAAATATGAGCTGCCTCATATAAGCAATCAGAAGGCGAATGACTACCTTCACCTCATAGAAGTGCAGTGTGAGATACATAAGCCGCTGACTATGCATGTTGCAAGGCACAGTTTCGCTACACTGGCGCTTTCCTATGACATTCCAATTGAGGATGTGGCAAGGATGATGGGTCACAGCAATATCAGGACTACGCAGATTTATGCGAAGATATTGAAGAAAACCATCGAGAGGCATGCTTCGAACCTTGCTACGCTAATCAGGTAGGCAGTTATTCGACTATTCGGTAGCAGGTCATTTTCAACAACTGCGACATTCCGGTTTCGGCTGAGATTGTCGCAGTTATCTTTTCTGCCATGTACTTCTTGCCGTGGATAAGGAAGATGCTTCGTATGTCGGGAATTGCGCCGTCCGTGACGAGGAACTTGATGGTGAACTTGATGTTCTGGTCGATTTCATAGCTGTCACGCCTTGAAACGGGTCTTTTTAAGCCGGTAAGCCTCATTGAGTAATCAGATTCGATAAGCTCGCTGTCCTGGTTGACATACACCTTGTCGATGAATGGAACGGGCAGCAGCGGCCATGTGCGTCCTACTACGCCGTCCCAGAAGGCTACATAGAGTCTGTCAAAGAATTCGTCTTTTTTGTCCGTCTCTCCTGCTATAATCGTGTTAACGGCCTGGGGCTGGTCGTCTTCCTCCGGTTCGCTGTCCTCCGAGTCTGATCCTAAGGTGCCGCATTCGATGAAAATTGCGTCGCCCCGATACTCGTCTGTGTGGGCGATACACGCCGGAACTATGCGCATTTCGTCTTCCTGTGTGCCTTCCTCGTCGCTTACCGTCTTCTTGCCGAATACGTTAACGGGTTGCATCCTGAGGTATTTGTGGACTATGCCGTTGATGTTCCGCGAACGGTAGTATTTTATGACGAAATAGGTGTCCTCGGCCCTGCAGTAGTGCAATCTTTTGTAGTAACTGTAGTCGTAGGAACCTGTGCAGTCGAGAAGTGGACGCAGGGTGTTCATCATGGAGGTGTAACTTAGCCAGGTTTGTTTCCGGAGCTGTGTCATTACCCAGTCGCAGGAATAGTACTTCCAAAGCTGGTGTGTACATTCTGAATAGGCGAGGTTGCGCAGCTCAATGTAACTGTCGTTCTTGCTCTGGTCGCTCTCCGTGACCTCTATCTGGTGCTCGTCGATTACTGTTGATATCTTGACGATGCGCATTTGTGATAGGATGTTGGAATTCATTGAGAATGAGACAGATTTGCCGCGGTCGTCCACATTGAACTCGCCGTTGATGAACAGCTCGACTTCTTCCAGGAACTCTGTGACGGTCCAGTGAGGGAGGACGGCTTGCATATCGCTTATGTCCCATACGCGTGGCAGGGCGTTGCAGATGATGATGTGCCGCCATTGTGAATTTTCCAATTCTGAGAAGTCATAGGTGTAGCCGAAATGCGTGAAAATCTTCTTCAGGATTGTAAGGAGATAGGGCATTCCGACGACTTTTGCGGGGTGGTCGCGATCGCCGTCCGAATACATATAGGAGCCGGGGTACTGGAGTGCGCCCATTCGGTTTTGAAGGTTGCCGGAAGTATTGTTCACCCAAGGCAGACATACGTAACCTTCGCCGCTGCCGATGCCTTGTTCCTCGGAATCCTGCTGTATTTCGTCATAGGAACGGAGGTAGTGGGTGTATTCCAGAATTACTTCGTCATGCACGGAACCCATGGGTATTTCGTTGATGTAGATGGAGTCGAAATCGGAATAGAAATTACGTTCGGAGCGACCTTCAAGGAACTGCGTCTTGACTTCTGTCTCGGAGATTTCCACAATTGATATGCTGCCGTACTTGTGAAAAGCCCTGTCGTGTATCTCACAGTCAAGTGTGAGCCGCGAAAGATTGTTGTCCTTGCGGTATATATGTCCGAATATTTCTATGTTCTGGGGACATCCTCGCAAGGGGAAGGTAATGGAAAGGGTATAGCTGTCTGCGCCTGTAAAGAAGCGGTTTTCCATGATGTACTCAAAGGAGGTGCCTTTCTTCAGGACTGCCTCCTTGCTGTCAATAAGTATTATCATTGTCTGCGTGATTTCGGGGTCTTGTTTCGTATCAGTTTGTCGTACTCGTCCTGGGCTTGTTTCATACCTGTTTCGCCGGTGACACTGTTGACGGTGATGAAGGGTTCGTCCAGTCTGTCACGGAGCAGACGGATGGTGTCTGCCAGTCTATTTTCATGCGCGGACTCTTTTGTCACGACTATCTGCTGCGTGAGGGGCTGGGTGTTTTCGGCTGAGTGTGCAAGTATTGCCGGAGCCGTGATGGATCGTGAAACGTCTGTCGGGGCGAGTGAGCCGATTGTGTTTGTGCGCTGGGCGTAGTCCAGGGCTTCGAGGAGAGGGCGGGTGACAGGGTTTTTGACGAGTTTTTGCGAAGCTACCCATTCGCCCGCGTGTACTACTCCTACAGGCTCGTCCGGGGAGCCGTCAGGAGTGAATCCGCCTGTGGCGTAACCTTGTGCCTCGGATGCTTGCTGCTGCTTCTTTATAGCTGCTACCTGGAGCATACCTGCGGCAATGGCTGATGCTGCTGCTATAGGGGCAAGAATGAAGCCTATGAGGGGTATTGCAGCGGCTGAACCGTAGGCGTTGATGGCATTCGTGGCTGTCTGTGCGACTGCCTGGATGACTTGCATGGCGAACATCTTCTTGTTTGCCTCGTTTTTGGCCTGTGCAAGCTCGCGCTCCTTTTGGCGCTCAAGTTTCTTTATCTTGTAGTTGTTTCCTTCGGCAAGCGAGATTTCACGGTCATATTTCTTGTTTATGGCGGCTGTCTGTATTTCGAGTTCCGCTTGCACAATTGTTGTAAGCTGCTGGAATATGCCGCTCATGGATGAGGAAAATACGTCAAGTGTGCCTGTAACTGCCTTCCCGAAGTCCGATTGGAGGAAGTCGAGCATGTCATTGTTCCATTGCTGGAGCCATGACTTGTTATTTGTGCTGCTCTCTATGTTGTACTTCTCCTGGAGTGCAACACGGGCTTTCTGGAAGGCTTCCTCGATGCGGAGTTTTTCCTTCGCGTTGTTGCCCGCTGCCTGTACCTCGCGGGTATAGACTTCGGTCAAGAGGGCAAGGTCAGTTTCATATTTGGCGCGGCGTTCTTCGGGGTTGTCTCCGAAATACTGGCTCTTCATCCTGGCAAGGTCGTCCTGATGCTTCTTTGTCGCTGCTTCCGTCTCTTTCTGATGTCGCTGCCTGTTTTGGAAGAGTTTGTCCTGCTGGGTCTTCTCGGCCTGGATCTGTTCCTTTGAGCCGTCGGCGTAAATTTTGGTCAGTCTGTTAAGGTGTTGGATTTCCAGCTGCTCGACCGTCTCCTGATAGACTTTCAAGGTTATCTCGCCGTCGATGTAGCGCTGTTTTTCGGTCGCCACTTTCTCGTTGTACGCGGCTTCCTCTGCCTCTGCCGTCTCTTTGATGCTGTCGTCCGTCTGCTTCTTGACTGCCTCGTAATATGCGGCCTCTATCGTCAGTCGTTCTTGCTCTGTGAGGTCTGTGTGCTCCAGCTTCTGCCTGTTGTACTCGACCTCGATTTCCTGCATGCGGCGTGTGTATTCGAGGTAGTCCTTCTCGCCTGTTGCGTAGGCTATGCGGATGAGGGCCTGTTCTCTTTGCCTCCACTGCGTCTCTTTCTCGAACTTGTCCTTGGTGGTGTTGCTGCCTGTTTCGGTGTTTGTTCCTCCGCCGTTTGCGTCGCCTGAATCCGTGCCTGGCTTACTGTTGGCGATGCCTTCTGCCTTGTCGGAAAGTACCTGGTTTTTGGCTGTCAGAGAATCTATCAATGAGTTGAGCTGCCGTACCTCTGAGTCGGCTGTTTCGAGCTGTTTTTTGAAGGCGCGGTATGCAGATGGTGAGACGTGTGCCTTGCTTGCTGCTTCTTCGGATGAGATGCCTTCCATGTTCTCGATGATGTAGGCGTTTTTGATGCCTTTTGTGGCGCCCTTTTCGATGTCGCGTCGCCTTGCCTCTGCTTCCGGGAGCTTGGCCAGTGCTGCGTCGATTTTCGCCTTGTTTTTCAGCTGCTCGACGTATATTGCCAGGACTTCGGCGTTGTGTCCGATTAGCTTGCCTTCCTTGGTGAGGCTTGCGTGGTAGTCCGGGATGATTGTCTGAAGTTCCTCGATGGCTTTCTGACGGGACTGTATGCTTGCCGTTTCGTTCTCTATAACCTTCTTCAGCATGTCGATTCGCTTGATGTCCTCTGTTGTGTTCCTGCGTGCTTCTTTCTCGATGTCGGCAAGCATTTTCTGGGCTCGGGTCTGCTTGTTTAGGGATGCGACTATCGCGACTCCGGCGGCTACGACTGCTGCAGCCAGAAGCCCGTACACGTTCGTCAATGCGGTTGTGTTCTTCTTCAACTCACCCATGAGTAGGTTTTCGCGTGCCCAGTTGCCGCTGAGTTTTGCAGTAGCCACCTGCATAGCGAGGTAGGCTGTTTTTAGGTGCGTTGTTGCGATTGTGAGCGCCTTCTTGCTTGCTGTAGTGAGGGCGATCCAGGTATTGTGCGCTTTCTGTCTGATGATGCTGAGATTGACCGCTACCGAATAGGCGGTTATGGCGGTGGTGAGGGACAGCAGGGCGACTCTGTGTTCTACGATGAAGGATACCGTTGTACTCAGGAAGCGCAATGTGAGTGAGGTGGAGGTGTAGACATGGCGCATGATGGGCAGGAGTTTTTCGCCCAGCTCTACTGCAAGCTCTGAGATTCGCTTGCGTGCCTTGTCGAGGTCAGCCTGTACTGTATTGTTGAAAATCTGGTATTCGTTTGTGGCAGACGTGGCTTCCTTGAAGGCTTTGTTTGCCTCCTGGGTTTCCCACTTGACCATGTCCAGGTGATCTGCCAGCGTGGAGAGTACTTGTGACATGCGTACTCCGTCCATTCCAAGGTCCTTGAACATCGGAGCCAGGACTGCAAGGCCTTCAGCAGAACCGAGGTCGTGGATCTTCTGCAGGAACATCATAAGACCTTCGTAAGTGCTGCGATTCAGGGTGTCGGTGAACTTCTCGACATCGAGCCCGACTTGCCTTGCTATTTCCCCGGGTTTCTGGAAAAGGTTCATAGTGAGCTTTCCAAGGGCAGAAGATGACATTTCCACCTTCTGACCGTTCGCGTCAAGTGTAGCGCCGAATGCGAGTATCTGGGGAATTGTAAGGTCGGCCTGTGCTCCGATACCTGCCATCCTCTGCGCGAACTGCACAAGATATGGCTTTGCAGCCGTACAGTTCTGGGAAAGTACGTTTACAGTGCTGCCGACTGCAAGCATCGCGTCTCTTGTTCCCATCATCTCGGAAACGCCGAAGATGTCAGTCAGTTTGGCTATCGTCTGGGTTGCTCCGTCGCCGAGGTCAACGAGTGCGACGTTTATTATATCGGCTGCTTCGACGTAGCCTTTAACATCTTCGAGCGTGTTCTTGCCGAGTCGTCCGGCTTCCTGTGCGAGTTCGTTTAGCTGTTCGCGCGAGGTGCGTGTGTCCATTTTCTTGAACGCTTCGTTCAGTTCAAGGACTTTTTCCTCGGTCATGCCTGTGTACTTGCGTGTGTTCGCAAGTTCTTCCTCCATTTGTGCGTAGGCATTGACTGCGCTGCGTCCAGCCATGACGAGGCCGGTAGTGGCGGCTGCTGCTGCCATGATTGAGGTCTGCCAGTCGTTTAGGCGGCGGTTGAGGTTCTTCCAGAAACCTTCGGTGTCGCGAAGTTGGCTGTTCAGGGATTTAATCTCTGCTTTTACCTGTTTTATCTTCTCTACATGGGCTCTCCAGGCTTCGCTTCCGCGCTCTATGTAATCGAGCTGTCGGTTAAGGGTCTGGAGGGCCTTGTTCAATTCTCTTGGCGTAGCTTTGTCGAGGTTGCGCATCACATGTTCCACCTGTTGCGTTGCCGACTCTATCTCACGGATTTGACGTTTCGTGTCCGTGAGTTCTTTTCTCAGGCGCTTCAGGCCGGTCTTGTTGCCTGTGGCTGCTGCCTTGGCAATGGCTGTTTCCAACTGAAGCGCGTTTTGGCGCAACTGGTTAAGGGTTTGCTGCGCCTGTTGTCCGTTTATAAGCAACTCGACGGTTGCTTTTGACATTAAATCACTCATTTTTGCGCTTGTTTGATTTGCGCAAAAATACCGTATAAATGAAAGCCCCGAAAAGACGGAATTTCGGGGCTTTTAGAAATTTGTGGAATTTTCAAGGACTCAAAAACGCAAATTTTTGATTATCAATACAAAAGGGTCGAGGGAAAAAGGATTTTTCCTTCGTTTCCGTGGTAACACCCCCCGACCGCCCTGTGTCGCGTGATTGACTTTGACCTCTCGACTCATGCGGAATATGTAGTTGCCATGTGATACGAAAATCTCACGGAAGGGCAAAAGTCTCTTCCTCCGCTGACTTCTTTTGCGTGTTGCCACTATTGACGAAAAAGGAAAAGGGTTACACCATTTCCGCAAGGCTTCAAGGTCTATGCTAATGCTGACCGCCTTTTTTGTGGGACTAAAGCCGAAAAGGGCAAAGGGTTACGGCACTTTGCGCCTACCCATTGCCCCAATGCGCGGTAAGATGCTTTCGGGTGTGTGTGAAAGTGTTGATAGGAGACCTTTCCTACCTGCACATTCATACTCGCCCGTACCTAAACTAAATGCGTATGCGCATGAAAACCCCGATGTGCGGTAATGCCACCCCATGCGTATAGATGTAATCCATAGCACGGGAAGGTATTACGGCATATCGAGGGAGTCCGTAAAATACAGGATGATGTCCATAACATCAGGAGCGCAGTGATACGAAGGCATAATAAACACGAAGCAGAGAGCATCGATGCCGATAGTGTGTGTGCCAGTGAGCCACAGCGGACAGGATATGAAAAGGGCTGCATCTTGTTCAGTGACGTGTCACCGAATGTGATACAGCCCCATATCCTCTTCGCCGTGAAGCGAGCCAACACTTACTATAGGCACTGCTTCATGTTTGTTGCCGTAGTAGAACAAAGGAAGGATGCTATGAAGACACCATCCATTTACGGATAAACCAAGCCAGTGCTGCTATGACAATGACGGCTATGGCTATTAAAGAGAGGGGCCAGCGCATCGATGGCTCCTTCTTTTCTTTCGCATTGACATTCGAGTGATAGCTGGAATGGCGCGAGTTATTATTAAATACTTTTGATTGTACGGTACTGCTGTCGGCTGTGGTGGATTTAAGGCGAAGGCCATGAACGACGACTTTTGTTTTGGATTGCGCCAGCGAATTTGGATTGCGCGGCAGCGCGTTCTCAGTGAGGGCGGAGAAGGGGGAGCCATCACTTTTGTTGGTGTTGCGGGTGGAGGAAGGGAGGCTGGTGAAGCGGGGAGATAATTGAGATACAGTTTGTGCGGAGGCACTTTGTCCTTGATTATCGGGGGCTTTATCGGCGACTTCCTCCACCGGCAACATGGGCAGCGTGGTGATAACGATGCTGTCTATACTTAGGACAAGGTTCTGCAGGAACTTGTTCGTGGCGAGAGAAAGGGCAGACGTCGATGTTGTTTGCAACACCGTACTGTCTGTCTGTTCTTCGAGCGACCGCTGCGTGGTTCGGCACGCAGTAAGGAGGAGCGAAGCGGATAATACAAGCGCTGTGAACAGCGTCGTTTTAATGGAAGAGCCGGAAGGCGATTTGGTTTCGGCTGAGGGAGCGGAAGCCGAGCGCGAAGCGCCATTACTCGGAGAAGGAGCGGAAGCGGAGGACGAACCAGCGGGCGCAGCGGGCGAAGTGGTAACCTTGGGCGAAGCGGACGCAGGTGGATTGGATTGCTGCGAAGTCAGATAGAGATATTCGCGGGTGGCGTTGAATGAGGGGCATGGCTTGGATGCGTATTTGCAGTTTGGGGAATCTGGCATCTTGGCGCAGCCTGGGCATTTGCCATTGGCATTTTTCTTGCATGTGAATTCCCTGTGGCCGTGTATTGTGGCACGGGGGAAACGGGACAGTAGCTCTTTGAGCAGACGAAGCAGGGCTTGTTTTTGGGCCGGGGTGCGTGTGTCCTTGTTTTCTTTCATGTCGGCGGTCCTGCCACCGATATAGCAGATGCCTATGGAATGCCTGTTGTGGCCGCCTTCCTTGCAATGGGCGCCTACTTCCTCGATGGGGCGGCCTTTGTGGATACTGCCGTCGAGGTAGATTACGTAGTGATAGCCTATGGTGCGGAAGCCCCGGGCCTTGTGCCAGGCTGTAATATCGGCTACTGTGTTGTTGCGTCCTTCGGGCGTGTCGGCGCAGTGGATGATGATTTCTCGGATGTCTCTCATTCTTCGTCCTCCTCGGTCTGTTTTGTCTGCAGGAGTTTCTTCTGCAGCGTGATTTTCTGTGATGCGAACATTGCTCCTACGCCTAGTATGGATGCTGTGAGCAGGAGGAATTGGGCTATGAGGTACAGCACGGAATCGTGTACTTCACCTGGAGGTGGTACTATGAATCCGGCTATACCGAAGCCTATAGCCGCAATGAAGGCGGCTATGGCTATGAAATACTGGATTTTGACTGTTGTTTTCATGGGAATGATGGGAAGAATGTCAGATTAGATTATGCCTAACTCTTTGAGTTCGGCGGTGAGTTTGCCTGATGGGGCGGTGAGCTGCTTGTACAGCGAGGCGAGTTTCTCCTTCAGGCCTTCTGAAGGTGTTTTCCTGTAACGGCCTTTTGCCAAATTTATTTGGCGGAGGACGTTAGTCTGCTCGCGGCGTGTTTCCTCAGCGATCAGGACTTCAGCCTTGGCGCTGGAAACGGAAGCGGAGCCTTCAGCCGCGTTCGCTTCTGCTGTGTAGGTGTCGTACACCTGCCAGTTTTTGTGGTACTGCTTGTCCAGACTTATGAATTCCTTGAGGAAGGGGTAGCGGTCCGAGTCCGGACAAGTGGTACTTTGTTCGGACAGCTTGCGCAGCTGAAGATGCAGTTCGCGCATCTTGCGCATGATGTCGGCGTTCTCGATGTACAGGGCTTGTACATCTGCAGGGAGCGTGTCGTGGTCGGCTCGCTTGCCGGTACGGAACTGCTCACCCTGGGACGAAGTCTCTTTATTACCTTTAGCGGATGAAGGGACTTTGTCCAAGGCGTATTTCTTGGTGATTGAGTCGACCTTCTTCTGCATTTCCTGAACTTCGGAGTGTGTGATGGCTTGGAGTCGGAATTGAAGGTAGCGCTTGATCTTGAACTCTATGAACTCGCCGTGACGCTTTGCGTCGCGGCAGATGTTCCGATAGAGAATCTTGTTGTTCGTCAACTGGAGCAGGAACAGTGCACCCTGTTCATAGTCTCTTTTTTCGGCAGGTGTGTTCATCCACTCCTGCAGCTTCAATGTGAATTGCTTGTCCATAGTTCTATTGTTTTGAAGATTTCTTCATTTCCTCGTAGTCGATAGCCTTGGCTTCCAGCTCCGTAAGTGCACGCCAGCAGTCCATCGCCAGTACCTCGCGCTCCTTGGTGATGTCGCCTCCTGTGAGTGCGCGGATCTGCGTGTTCATATTCTGCTGAAGCTCCTTGAACGAAAGCACGGTGGGGCTGTTCACGTCAGCCTTCTCCATTCTGAAGAAGTGCGTGAACATATTGGCGAACCATCGTTTCAGCGAGGTGAACCAATAGAAGATGTTGATTTGCTCGACCTTGGACAGGTGGATTTTCGGGGCTTGGTACATGAGTGCGGCCATGTCGCGTAGCAGCTCGGGCTTCTGGGTCTGCAGGAAGCCTTGATAGAGGTTGTCAAGCGCCAGGAAATCCCCGAAGCTGACATTCTGGAAGTCTGCCCTCACGGGGCGGTAGATGCCGATACGTGAGAGCCGGACCGGATTCCTTGGGAAATCACCGAGCCAGTCCAGACTTTGGACTGCCTCTGAGATTTGCAGTGCTGAGAGCGGGAATGTCTGCTTCTGATGTCGTACAATGAATACTGCTCCTTCCCTGCGCAGAACTTTCATTCTGCCCCAGCGAAGGAGGCACATTGTCTTAATTTGCGTGAGCGTATAGTTGCGGTTAAGCAACCGGTACACATAGCGAAGCTGCTTGTCTGACAGTTCCTGCCAGGAATTTGGGATTGTGAGATTAATTGTCTGACGCATAGAAAAAGCCGTTTATCTGCTGCAAAAGTAGACAAACGGCCTGTATGCGGAAAAGACAAGAAACTTATACGGATTGAAGCTTTATTTGTGTCGACGTTCTGACTTCAAATATTGGATAAGGTCCTTGGGGAAGTTTGTTTCCAGGATAGTGAATCCTTGTTCGATAAGCCAGCCCCAACCAGCCGAGGGGCGCTGGAAGATAGAAACAAGGTCATCGTGATTGGCGGTATGCTGCGGCCATGTGGATGCAACAAAAGCCCGACAGCCTGCAGCAAGGACAACGGGCAACATTCTGTATGTCTCTGTGTCAAGAGAAGCCATGCGGAACTGGAAACATGCTGGATGAAGCTTTTCAATGTATTCAGAGACATAAGCAGATAGATTGGGGATGCGGTCTTCTATGACGGGGCAATATATTACGCTGTCAAGAGCAGTCCCAAATATCCGGCGGGCTTTCTCATACGGCCAGTTGAGAACGAATAAAGATTCCTGCAGGGCATTATGACGGCGCAGGACATTCAACAACTGGCGAACGGTTTCACCTTCTGGTTGTCCGGGTAAGTCAATACCGGCTTTGTCCAAATATAGATAAGCACGGCCCTTTGCCTCTTCGATGTATTCATCCAAAGTGGCTATTGGGAATAACGTGCTCTGTCCCCAGTTTGTCCTGAGCCGAAGGGTCTTGATTTCTTCGAGCGTCATATCACATATATTGCCCGTGCCGTAGGTCATGCGGTCCACTGTAGCATCGTGCATCATCACGAAGTGACCGTCGCGTGTTGGTCTGACATCGCATTCTATAATGTCTGCACCGAAAAACAATGCATTTTTTAGTCCCTGTAGGGAGTTTTCCGGAGCATACTTCCAGTCGGCACGATGAGCCGCTACAAAGATATGACACGAATCATCATTGTTGCGCAAAGAATGAAGTGCGGTGGGCTGTTGTGCTTTGAGCAAGCTACATGATAATATAGCGAGTGCAATAGTTATTCGTTTTATTTTCATGGTTGTCATTATTAGAAACACAAAGGTACGAAATTCTTTTAGAACCAGTAGCCTTGGGAGGATTTTTTGTTCTCGAATATGTTTGGATTGTAAAGTGCGGCTGTCGTGGAGTTGTGCCATTCGGGGAAGTCGGTGGGGCTTTCTATGATGGTGTTCACTAGGTTGAATAGTGCGCCATGCTCTTTGTTGATCGATTGCATCGGCGTGGGGCTTTGAAGGCAGCGCAACTCTATGGATCGGAGTATGCGGCATAGTGTCTTGTGTGACGGTGTGCGGTACTGCGAGGCCTGGACTTCCCAACGGAGGACTTCCAGTAGCTCTATTGAGATGTATTGTGTAGCCAGGAAGTGCTCTATTGAAATTGCGTCTTGTCGCAAGGCCAGGTATTTTTCCCACCGGCTTTCTGTGGTGAGGTTGAAATGGAGTGTGATGTCCATGTTCGGGAACATTGTGGCGGAGAAGAAACGGCCTTGTTCCGACTCTGTCCAGCCGGGGAGTGAGGGGAGCAGGTGTAGGAGCTGCATGAGGATGCGGTCGCGGTTGAATAGCAGGGAGGACATGAGGCGTTCGATGCGCTCTTTGCTTGCGGGGGCTACGTTGCTGTTGCTGACGATGCCGAAGCCGTTAGGGGTAAGTATGATGTCCAGGTGCGGTATGGCGCGGTGGAAGGCGTCGTAAGCAAGGGCTTGTTCGGTGAGGGTGCGGAGTGTGTCCGTGTCCGGGCGTGTTGATATATCCGCAAGGATTGCGGCTGAAAGGAACGTGTCACTTAGCCAGAGTTCGGAGGATTCGAGGAACGGTGTGAGCTTGGTGATAAGGGGCGTTTCGCCCGTTACGGTGACTGTGGTGTTTGGGATGAGGGCTGCGAGTTGCTCGCTTGTTGTGATGAGGTTCATAGGCAGTAAATTTTGATGGTGCAAAAATACTGCGGAAGTTGAGAAGGTGGAAAGACAGAAAAATAGAGGTTAAGGCATAAGTCTGTTAAAGAGGAATTTGTTGTTTAAGCCTTAAGTTAAACAATTCACAAAGTTTTTCGGGTGACATTGTTAAATCATCTGCGATGAGAGCTTCCTGTGAACCTATCATTTTTTCGTTAATTTTACGGAATGTTCTATCTAAACCACTCGATTCTTTCATCTTTTTAACCTCTATATCTTTTTTGTACCTTATCACAATCATCTCGCTTGTCTTTAATTTTCTAAGATAGAATTCTTCAACATCTGAAAACTTAACTTCCCATTTCTTTAAGCCAGTATCCACATAAATATATTTATCTGTGATGATATAGAATGGTTTGTTAAATAATCT